CTTCAGCTGGCTCAGTGCCATAGTCTGCGGGCATGATAACTTCTAAGTATTCCATGTCTGGACTGTAGTCGTACAAATAGTGTACGATACCCGGACGTTGCTGTACGCAATCGCCTGCTTCAACTAGGTGTATTTTGTCTTCATACATGAACTTGGCCCAACCTTTTAACATATAAACGATTTGGAACTCAGCTACGTGAATGTGCCAACCTGTGCCGCCTGAGTTTTCTGGGGGTAAGTTGGCCTTGGTGATGTGTGCTAGAACACGCCCGTTGGTAGCATCTGCTACCCCAAGATCCTTGTATAAGAAAAAGTCGCGTAACCCGCCACCTTTAAACTCCACTTCAGAACCTTTGACGTGTGAAAACTTTGTTGTCATACAACCTCCTCTATCTGTGTGTATTTAGTGTGCCTTGCGGCGCACAATTATGCCTTAGTGGGCATTTTAGTTGGGTTGTTTACCCATTCGACATCTTCGTCGGTCATTGGTTGCCATGTATTCATTGTGCTATGATCAAATAGGTAACAATAGCAACAATGGCTACTACAGCAATCTGTTGTCCGTATTTGGCTTCAAATTGTTCAAGCGTTCTAATCATATCCAATGTTGTCCTTTGAGCACAGCTTCAGCGCGGGCAGTTTGTACAGCCTTGATGATTTCGTAAAAATCAACGAAAAATTGTTGGATAGTTTTCATAGTCCACGGCCCCATACAAATTTCTGTGTGTATTCGTTTGACAAACGATCTACGTCTGCGGCGTTTTGTGGGTTGTGACTGACGATATAAGCTTCTAAACCTGTCATTTGGCTTTGTTTAAAGAACTTTTTGAGTCCTTGTAATAGTTTTGACATTTTGTGTCTCCTTGTTAAGTGTGTGTTAAGTAGTTACTCAGTGTTTCTACTGAGTATTTAGCATATTAGTATAAACCATGATATTTTTCAAGTCGTTTGATATTCTTTACAATCCAGTGTACAATCAAATAAATATACTAAAGAGAAACACAATGCGAAAAAGCACCCGTAGTATTCTACAAGAAATTAGTGACATTGGCCTAGCTCGTGATCCAGACTTGGTAATTGAAAGTCGTGGTAGCAACATTATCCAAAGTGCTATTAACTTACTAGACATGATTCGTGAGAATTATGATGTGGAAACCGCCGCCGAGCTAGAACGCCGTTTTATCAACAGTATCAAAGGTGCCGATCCCTCCAAGTTCAAACGTGGGATTAAACGCATACAGGAAAGTAAAGAATAGAATCCAAACTAGCACCTATAGCAGGTGCTTTTTTACATTTGAGCTAAATAATTATATACAGCCCACAGAGTGTGGGTTATACCATATAGAGGAGAAATATTATGGCACAATATTCAGGTAATTTAATCGGACAACCGGGCGATACCGGCACAACAGCATCAAGCGTAGCGGCGAACTATCGTCGTGCGATGAGCCCATTCAGCAACTTTGGCACACGTCAAATTGCTTTTTTAGCTGTTGAAAATTTATCAGTAGATACAGACACAACAGAAGGATATGTTAGTGTTGCTGATACAAATAACACAGGCGGAACTGGTGAAACTTACGCAATCAACGATGCTTCAGGTAACGTAGTAGTTCCAGAAAGCCAAATCTTCAAGTCAAACAGCGCAATGTACAAAGCAATCAGTGGCATCCAATTGGCAGCTGAAGTTTGTTTTGTTGGACAGCCTACTTATTCTGGATCAGCTGGTACTAACCAGAAAGCCGCATTTATCGTAGGCATATATATCGATACAGCAGGCAGTTATAATGCTGATGAACAACACGCAAGTATGCAAAACATGAATGCTCGTACAATCCAACAGGCTGTACGTGACGCTACTGGTGACAGCAGTGTTACAGTTGAACCAACATTCCCAATTGGTACAGCATTGGTAAAACCAGGACATGAGTATTAATCAGTAAATTTCCTGTTCGGGATGGGAAGCAAACTGGGGCTCTTTGAGCCCTTTTTTGTTGGCTGGTATAAATACTATACAACGATCACAGAGTGTGATTAAACCCATTAGGAGAGTAAAATGGCAAAATATTCAGGCGACCAAGTCGCACATAACCCAGAAGTAGTAGCTAATTATCTACGTGTTGCACCAACAACACGTTTGGCCACACGTCAGATTCAATTCTTGAAAATACACGCAAGTGATAGCAATTTTTTCGCACCATATTCTGAACTACCAAACAGCAATTTTAGCAAGGCAGTTCGCGGTGTACAAGCACAAGCAGAAGTAGTAATTATTGGTAGTCCAAACGGCAGCGCATTTGTTATCGGTGTTTATGCTGATACAATGAATGATGGTAACATCAGCGATCCAAACCACAATGATAGCTATGCTTACGCAAATAGTCTTGCTCGTACAATTGGAGAGTCAGTTACTGCTAGTTTAAATGGTGCTACAACTATTGACGTAGATCTTGTTGTAATGTATGGTTTAGAGTTTCTTGATTGGAACCGTGCTATTAACTATGTTGACCCAACAGCTACACCAGCTACGATTGGTGCTAACTATGCTTACCAAGGTCAAAGTTCATACGAAAACGAACTATTCACCAACGGGGTAGTTACACCTTAATAGGTTATCGAGTTCAAACAAAAAGGATCCGAGGATCCTTTTTTGTTGGCCCGACTAAATAAAGTATAAACAGCATAAACAGGAGAACATTATGCCATCATTAATCGGAACAAGTGTAGCGGCCAATTACCGCACACAACAAGTACCATTCAGCCGTTTTGGCTCACGCAAAGTAGTATGGTTCAACATCGGAGAAATTCGTTTCAGTGCTGAATCTAATTCACCAGACATCGTAATGACAACATTAAACACATTGATTGACACTATTCAAACTCGTGCTGAAGTTGCTATCATTGGCGCACCACACGTGGGTTATAATCACGGTCGTATCACAGTTGGTGTATTTGAAGACACTTTCAACAACGGTAATAATCTTGCTATTGAAGAAAACAATCCAGGAAACGGCCACAATCCTAAAGCTACTACACTACAAGATGCTATTCAAGAGGTATTGGGTGACAGTGCTACTGTAACCGAAGTTTTCTTGTTAGGCGGGTTAGCTGAAAATCCAGCTCAAGCTGGCGACTATGGCTGGACAACAGATGCTTCATTCCAAGAGTACTATACCAAGTTTGAATATGTTGAAAATTCACCTATCAACCCAGATCCAAACTTGAAAGCGTTTTACAACTCTTAATCAGTAACAGATTAAACACTAAAGGATCTTAGGATCCTTTTTTGTTGACTGAAACATATAAATACTTGAAACGCATTTAGGAGATAATAATGCCAAAATATTCAGGTGATCAAATTTATCAAAACGGCGCATACGGCGAACTAGTTAGCCCAACCGCCCTTAATTACCGCAGAACAGAAGGTTCTAGTAATTTTGGTACACGTAAACTAGCATGGTACACAGTATGGATGGATCCAGATATTGGACTAGCCGCAAACTACGCTGAAAATAATAGCTTATACTATCAAATTGTTCGTGCTATTCAACAAGGCGCTACACCAGGAATTTTTTCAAATCAAACTGGCGGAGCAGAATTGTTTTATGTCGGTACTCCACAGAACTCTAGTTCAAGTCCAATGAATCAAATAAGCCAAAGTAATGCTTATTCAGAGTATGGATGGTATGGATTAAAACCAACAAACTTTACAGATAATTTTGATATTGTTAGTATTACACACAGCACACCTAGCGCAGGGTTTGCCACAGCAGTTATAACATCAGCTGCACAACCATTTAATGTTGGTGATTTTTTAGGTATTAACGATACAAGTCATTATAATAATGGTATTAATGGCAACTACACGTATGCTACATCAGTTACTAACAATAATGACGGTACATGGTCTGTAGTTTTTGCTTCCACTAACACGCATGACGACGGCGCCGGCGGTTTTATGAGTGCCGATCTTGGCTATGACTGTTTTATGTTTGCCATTGCGGATGATGCTGAACCAATATTACCATTGGGAGAAAGCAGCCCTGGCGGCAACGGAACACTTTATACAGGTGTAGCGCAGGATTTTGAATGTTATTGTGATGATTCTACAACCGAAACAACTATCGTTCCTATAAATTTCTTCGCAGCCATAGCCCAAGTTTTACAAGCAAACGATATAAGCACTAGTGGTGACTTGCCTCCAGGGGGTGATTCGTTTTATATCACTCGATGCCAAGATAGTTTTGGAATATTTCCTAACTACTTGTACAGCTACTAATAATTAAGGAATAATCATGTCACAATACGCAGGTAATTTATACAATCAAACTAACGCAAGAGAAGTTGCTGTTAACACACAAAAAGCTAGTCCAAGCAGTTTGTTTGGTACACGTAATTTAAAATTTTATAGTCTATTAGTAGATTTTAACTTGTATGGAGATATTGGTAATCCAATAGATGATCAATATCCTATTACCAGTATAGTAGGTGATGGTACCACAGTTACTATTACGTTGGCTAATCCTATTAGCGAACTAGAAACTATTGTCCCAGGTGAAAGTAAATTTTTTATATTTGATGAAGCCTACAACATAGACACTAGTGGATTCTACGGAGAGCATGTAATCAGCGCCTACACCAGCAACACAATAAGTTTTGCTTGGTATTATGTGGGAACTTACACATATTCTAGTGGCCCACAACCTTTATTACAACTAGCAAGATACAATGAAGCAGATAGTTTTTATGGTTATCTAGTTCGTGCTATACAAAAAGTAGCAGAAGTCTACTATCTAGGTCGTCCATTTCCATCGTTGGCTACTGGCGTTTATAACTTGAACGCAGAGTATTATGGACCTGTATCATTTGTGTTTGGCATTGCCAACGACACAGTAGAAAATGGCAACGACTACGGAGCAGACGCACAATTAGGTACAGAAGAAGATGGCTATAACTATCCATCGGGTAACCAATATCCAGGTACAACTTTTTCTGATTTAAACAGCAGCGGTACAAACCAAGGCACAGCTGACATCCTACAAGCATTGACCGAAATGCTATATCAATTTGGTTTTGGATACAATACTGATGGATGGTATTTGAACTATCTAGATGACTTAGGTTGGGGATTCCTTCCAGGACTAAGTGTTGGCAATGCAGCATAACAATAAAAACAGATCAAGGAAATATTATGGCACATCCACAAACAATGACTCCTAGTAGAGTAGCATTATTAAGAGCTAATGGTAAAACTCTTTTAGATACAGCACATGCTAGCAAGTTATCTTTTAGAACTAAATTAAGTATGCCAGGCGGCGCTTATGTACCTGCGGCTCTTCATAAATTAGCCACTACAACTCCAACAGCCGAACAATTGGCATTAAGAACAAAAGCTGGATTAGGTAGAAAATAATGAGAGAATATGTCATTGTCGCTAAGAGCGAAGCAGATATTGACAGTCTACATGCTGAACTAGTAGCTAACGGCACTCCCGTAGCTGACCTAGTTCCGTTGAACGAACTAACTTACCATTATATGCTAACCGATGAGGAAGCGGCTAAATTAGCCACGGATTCTCGTGTTGATGCTATACATTATAAATTACCAGACAATGTTATTCGTCTACACGATGTAGTAGAAACTCTACGTGCTTACAACAACACAGCTGGCAACTTTGCTCGTCGTGCTACGAACCCAGACTTGTACAATGTCAACTGGGGCCTACGCCGTGCTACATTGAACACTGCTGAAAGTACAGTAGGTACAACTTATTCTGCCGCCCGAGATGGTACAGGTGTTGATATTGTTATCATGGACGATGGTGTACAGTCAGGACATCCAGAATTCGACGGTAGACTACAAACTGGTTTTGATTGGTATGCAGGCGCCGGAGTAGCAGGAACAATGCCCGCAGGCTTTTATGATTACAGTATCTACGGTGAAGCAGAACACGGAACTCACGTGGCTGGCATAGCTGCAGGTAAGACCTATGGTGCAGCTAAAGGTGCTAACATCTATAGCCTACGCATTTTTGATAATACAACTAGCGGTCCAGCTAAGAGCTTTGATCCATATACAGCATTTGATTTATTGCGTCTATGGCATTTACGTAAGATTGCTCAAGGTAATCATCGTCCAACTATTGTTAATATGAGTTGGGGTTATGTTTGGTACTACAGTGAAAATCCAAATCGTACCAATCAAAAAGTTATTAATAAAATTGTCTATGAAGGCACTACAACCAATTATCCAAGCTATACAGCCTATGTACCTAGCAAAGGTATGGTAGGTCCCGAGCATTGTGTTATCGATGGCGCAACTGAAACACGTATAGCACAAGGTCAAGCCGCTGGTATTATCTATGTAACAGCCGCTGGTAACTATGGACATAAGATTGATGTATCAGGCGGCCCAGACTACAACAACTATTACACACTACCATTCAGTGGTGCCATTGCTCCAGCTAATACACCAATTTACTATCACCGTGGCGGAAGCCCAGGCGGTACAGTTCGTGTAAGTGCCGCAGACAGTGCTACCGTTCGTAGTGGAACTAGTTACTTAGAACAGCTGGCCTACTACAGTGAACGTGGCCCAGGATGTGACGTTATCAGTCCAGGCACTGATATCACATCAAGCACAAGTAATGCGAGTAGTTTTAGTCCATTTAATTATGTATTTGGTACACAAAGTCAAAGTACAACTTATAAGGCTTGTAAGATTGCTGGAACCAGTATGGCAACTCCAAATGTAACTGGAGTAATTGCCCTGTACTTACAGGCTAACCCCACAGCTACACCAGCACAAGTTCGAGCATGGGTCACAGCACAGGCCAAGTCCAGTCAAGTATATAATCCTACTACTAGTACTAATGCTTGGTCAAACAGCACAGCATTGTTAGGAGCACCTAACAAGTTCTTGTACAATCCCTATCACGGTGGCTATTCTGGAGCATAAGCTACGATAAATATCGTATGTTCGAAAGCTATCAACTAAGACTCGACTGGAGTCAAGACCTTCCACGCTATTGGTGTGACAACAGTCCGTTCAAAACACATTTCTTAAATGCACAAAGCATTGTGTTTCCTTCAGCTGAACGATTCTTTATATCTACTGTAAAACAACATAGAGAGAATGTCACTGATCCGGTATTAAAGGCTGAAGTCGCTGAGTTTGTCAAACAAGAAATATGGCATACCTACGCCCATGAACAATACAACAAGTGGTTAGACAACCAAGGATTTCCTGCTGGTGATATGGCCCACGCAAGTGACCGTAGATTTGAATGGATAAAGAAAACATTTAGTCCACGATCACAGTTAGCTATCACTGTGGCTTGTGAACACATCACTGCGTTGACTGGGGCTCATTCATTACAAAATCGATCATTCTTAAAACGAATGGATCCGCACTTTGAAAATATATGGAGATGGCACAGTATTGAGGAAGTGGAACATAAATCAGTTACCATGGATGTATATCGAACTATAAATGGCAAAACGATCCGTAGACAACTGGCATTGATATTTGCTATAATGCTGTATGTGTGGAGTGTTGGTAAAACAACAGTTCAGTTGTTACATGCTGATAAACAGCTATGGAAACTTCAAACAGCTATAGATGCTTGGCAGATGTTATTTGCCCCCAAGGGTGTAATTAGAGAAACATGGATCAAAGTGTTACATTTTTTCCGTAAAGATTTTCATCCCACGGACCACGATGACACTCAATTAATGAATTTTAGAAAAACATGAAAGATATTACACAACAAGTTATTGCTATAATAGCAGATGAGTTACGGTTAAAACTTGAAGCTGTTACCGTTGACAAATTACTCAAAGATGATCTAGGTGTAGAAAGTTTAGATGCACTGGAAATACTTATTGCTTTGGAAGATGGTTTCAAAATAGTATATCCAGAAGACAGCCACGAACACATTAAAACAGTTCAAGATGTTATAGATATTACTCGCAAGTTGGTTAAGTAATGTATGAACTACAAGTTATACACATTGGTGGATATAACCCACACTGGACAAACTAGAGCCGACCCAGGTAAGGAAACACTACGTTGGAAGGAACAGAACTTTCAAACTGTACTACAGACCCTGGGCATTAGAGCCAACGTGACATTTACACAAAGTCCAGTAGTAGTAGAGTTAAAGGGCAGTTTGGTTGGATTTGATACCGAAGAGCCTATACGTGTATGGCGCTTTGACTTTACCACAGACAGAGACTTGCTGTATGAGCGTGAGGGCGATCCTGTAGCGTTTCTAAAAGATGACTTTCATCTAGTGCCCTACATTGACGGCTTGGACGAACTGATGGATCAAAAATACGCAGTTTTCAACACAGCTGACCCAGGCAAGAACATAACATTCTTCGCTAAATAAAACATAGTATTATTACTGACTGCTTTATAGTAAATAAAGTTGTAGGCAAACAATCATTAACTAGGCACTTATACATTTGTTAGGCACATGCTCATATCAGGGCAGAACTTAAACTTTTAATGGAGAGCCTAGATGGCCCGCACAGCGACAAAGACAACCGAAGCAGTTTCACAATTGGCCACGCTACCTGAGCGAGTGGCAGTAGTTGAAACCAAAGTACATCAGATTGAAGAAAAGATTGACGACCTCAAATCGGATGTCAAGGACATGCACGACTGTTTGGATAACACACGCGATTTGCTAGCAGACAAGCTCAGAGCCATGAGCGAAGAATCTACTAAACAGCACGACGAACTAGCTGGCAAAATCAAAGAACTACAATCAGTAAAAGACAAATGGGTCAAGTATTCATTAGCTGCAATGGCATTTGCTGTAGGAGCAGGCTGGATAAACACTATGAATCTTCCACACATATTAAAGTTCCTAGGCATCTAATTCAGTTAAATACTGAATGAACTTAGCAGAATTAATCGATCCAAATCCTCATCATCATGAGCTGAACCCGGCTATTTGGGAAGACAACTCTATGCGTACAGAAGTGCGCCATCAATTATTAAAAATAGCCAAGAACTTTATTGAGTTTCTTGAAATACCTAATCTTAAACTTAAAGATGTAACACTTAGCGGTTCAAGTGCTGGCTATAATTATAGCGAGTATAGTGATATAGATTTACATCTTGTAGTTAACAGCAACGAATTATTTACAGCACAAAAAATACAATACAATAATACTTACGATTTAAAGATTAAAGGCATACCAGTAGAACTATATGTACAACCTGTAAGCCAAGTACACCATAGCGCAGGTATCTACAGCGTATTGGATAATAAGTGGATTACAGAACCTAAGCACGAAGAGCCCACAGTTCCAGTCAAAGATATCAAAGCCAAAGCACGTAATTATTCAGGGCAGATTAATAGTGCTATACGTAGCGGAGATCTGGATAAATGTAAACAAGCTATGGATGACTTAAAAAGATTGCGTAAAGCAGGACTAGAAGCAAACGGCGAGCAAAGCGTTGAAAACCTAGCTTTCAAGTTGCTTAGAGCTAGGGGACAGATTGAAAAATTGCGTAAATATATTAACAAATTAGAGAGTGCTGAATTAAGCCTCGGAGAACACAATGAAAATTAAAGACATAACATTTCGCGAAGACGCCAAAGTAACAGCAGTTGATCCTGGAAAAAAGACAGTAACATATACTGACACTTCAACTAACATTAGTACTACTGTACCAGACACAATGGCTAAACCAACTCCAGACGGAGCTGTGGCTGTTGATACAAAAGCTGTAGCAGATGCTGGCGCAGGAGAAGTGCCTAAAGTAACAGTGGGTGCTAATGTTAAAGATCTTAATGCATCTGAATCTCAAGGAGATGATCCGGAGAATAAACATTATCATGATTGGTTACACAGCGAACACAGCCCATATAGTGATGAAGCAGGAGATGAAGATGCTGTGTTTCAAAAAGCCATACATTTCTTACACAAACACGGCGTACATCCTGGAGATATAGAATATCATGCACATCATATGACTAAAAAGTTTCTTGACGAAATTGATGAAACACACCAAGATCTAGTTAGTCAAGGCGATCATGATGTCGGCGGAGATGCTAGTGATAACTATATTGATCAAGTAGTCGATAAGGGTTACGAACGTGCTAACCGTGGACCTAGTACAGGATCTGTTAGTACTATCAGTGAAAAGAAACTTAAAGAGTCAGATGAACTTTATAAATGGCTTACAATAGCAGGAATAAAATGAAAGTTAATGAATTAATTTCAAGTTTTGAAATTTGGACCACTAATGAGGAATCTGAGTTATTAAAAAAACTTAAAAATCCTGTTAGAATAAGTCAACTTAGCGAACACGATCAATTCAGAGTCCAGGCCATGATTCGTAAAAGTTTGATAACTAAAATAGGAATGAAAGATCCTATGGTAGTTGCAAATGAAAAAACAAAATAAATCAAAACCCAAAGCTGTAAAAGAGCTGGCTAGTCAGTTTGAAGAAGAATTAAACAAGTCACTACCTATAAGCGTGTTGCCCGACGGTAGCATATCTTACAAAGAGTTTAATATCAAACGTAATGATATAGGCAATTGGGTTATCTACAATAAAAACAGTCGTGTAATTATAGAAGAATTTTATCTTAAAACTACAGCTCTAATGGCGGCAAAAGCCTATAGCAAAGTAAATTTGAATAAGTTCTTTGAAATTAAGCATTTAGACAACAAATATTGGGCTAGCTACAGCGACAATCAGATATACAAACACAACATCAAAAAAGCCAAAGATTACGAAAAATATCTGGTTTTATTGAATAGAATAGAGTACAGTCAAGAACGTGCCGACTATTTCAAGGACAAGATTTCCACGATGTTTAAGTGGAGTTTCGTATAAATACATACAATAGAAGCTTAGGGATACCACCATGCAAATTAGAGAAATTTCAAAACAAGTAACAGCTAAGGCATTAAACGAAAGCCTAGCAAAGAAGTTCGGATATAAATTGAACTTAGAGCAATTTACCACGGAACAGCTAGAGGATGCACGTAATAAACTACGTACAAAAATTAGCCAGTTTGAAGTTAGCGAAAGCTACGAAGGTATGCAAAAGAACACAGATTATCAAAAAACTCGTGCTATGCTAGATTGCGTAAATCAGGAAATTATGGAACGTGAAATGCAACCTGAAGACAAGGCCAAAGAGAAAACATTGAAGAAAAAGTTTGACAAATCAGATATGAAGGCCAATATGAAAAAACAGTATGGTGAAACTAAAGGTAAAGAAATTTATTTTGCTAGCATTCGTAAAAAGGCTATGGATCATAGCGTTCCTGAAAGCTGGATCGATTCAGCTATTGAACGTATCGAATTAGGCGAAACAGATCAACAAGAACTAAAAGCAGAATTAACAACAAGATATGATCTAAAAGAAAGTGTGGCACGCCACATTGTATATCTCGCAGAAGGCGAAGAAGAAAAAGCCAAAGTAATTATGGCTACTAAAGATATGGTTGACCAAGTTACTGGTTGGCTAGAAGATACAGCTACATTAAAAGCTGAACAGCTTTTAGAATTAATGGACTCTATAAGAGAAACACTAGGAAGCGATGTTGCTTCTAAATATGAACAGGCAGTTAAGCCAGCACTAGAATCTGTTTACACAGCATTAGAATCAAGTCGTCAAGGTCTACAAACTGGTCTAGCATTAGTATCAGGCGGTGAAGCACCAACAATGGGTGCTGAGCCAGCTATGGGCGGTGCAGAAGGCGAGATGGGTGCTCCAGAGATGGGTGCTCCAGAGATGGGTGCTCCAGAAGACATGGCAGCTGGCCCAGCTCCAGAAGCCGCAGGCAGAGAAAAACGTGAAAGCGTCGACTATAGTCGTCGACTAGGCATGTTATTAGCTTCAAAAAAAAAGTAATTCAAACAATCCGTGAAAGTGTAGACCCCTTAGTTTTAACACTAAGGGCTTTACAAGCCGATGCTAATAACAAGCATATTCAGGCTCCACTAACGTGGGATGCAATCAATCAACTAGGTAAGGAATATGGTAGTCCAGATATCGACTACGATCGCTTTGCCGCACGTTGGGATTCAGATCCTGTTCTAAAAAAATTAGTCAGTCGTTTTGACGGCCACGGTGTAGTTGTTTCTACAGATGAGCAGGAACCAAAACCTGAGCAAGGCGAACCAAAACCTGAGTTAATCGACAAAGCCGCGATGAACGCTACAAAACGAGCAATGAAATAATTGACCTTTAGGATCTAAGACTATATAATTGTCCTATGACCCTACTCAAAGAAAGATTTAACTACACACCTATAAGTAGAGAAAGTGTAGAAGGCAAGCGTTTATATGCAACACCAGATGGCAGTAAAGTTCCTAGCGTTACTACCATTCTTGACAAAACAAAACCCAAAGAAAAGATGGAAGCCTTAATGGCTTGGAAACGTCGAGTGGGCGAAGTTAAAGCACAAGAAATTGTAACTGAAGCTGCAGGACGTGGTACACGTATGCACAAGTTCTTAGAGGACTATGTTAAAACAGGTGCTATACAACCTCCAGGAACTAATCCTTATAGTAAACAAAGTCATGCTATGGCTCAAGTTGTTATATCACAGGGCTTATGTAATGTAAACGAAATCTGGGGGGTAGAAGTTCCGTTATATTATCCAGGATTATATGCAGGGACAACTGACGGTTGCGGTTTACATTTAAACGATGAATCCATTATTGACTACAAACAAACTAACAAGCCCAAGAAAGAAGAGTGGATTGAAGATTATTATCTACAGCTAACAGCTTATGCACTGGCCCATAATGAAGTACATGGAACTAACATACACAAGGGCGTGGTCCTAATGTGCGTTAGCCCTAAGATGAACGAAAAATTGGAAATGATTGATGTGCCCGTATATCAAGAGTTTATTCTAAAACCCCAAGATTTCAGCTACTGGGAAGGCAAGTGGTGGGATAGGGTCGAGCAATACTACGCTCTAACTTGATAAATAAAACAAACGGAGATTGACGATGTCACTAATTACCCCATTCGAAAGAGTTAACGGCTCAAACACCAAAGCAGGAACACTTTATACCCCAAATTGTTCTTTGTACAATATCTATGTTATTAACAGCTCAGATTCAGCTGTAGATTTAACTGCCCAAGACAGCTACGGCAGCGATGCTAAAGTAGATGGCGTTATTGAAGCCATTGTAAAAGAGATTAATCCATTAGCTTATTTTACTAGTACTAGTGGTAGCAAGAATATTATTTCTGTAGTACTAGACGTGCGTTTTGACGAAGGAATTGTTAGCCCGACTACAGTTGCCGCTGAATTAACTAAAGTTGTTCAACGTTTGAGTCCGGTTAATACATACGGTTCAGACACTCCAACATCAGTTAATATTGCACATTCAGTTGTGTGGCCAGCTACATCAATGACATTTGGCGATAGCAAACCCTAATATTATTAACTCAAATATAAGCCCTAGTTTATCTAGGGCTTTTTTGTCTCCAACAAGTCATAAATATACGATAAGAGGATCTTTCGATGGCCGTTTATCAAATTTCAAGAATTCAAATACGTCGCGGACAAGCGAATCAAGGTACAGGGCTACCACAGTTAGCATCCGGCGAAATGGCTTGGGCAATAGATACCCAGGAATTATACATTGGTAACGGCTCTGTCGGTGAAGGCGCACCAGCCGTTGGCAATACCAAAATACTGACAACTAATGATTTATCTAGCCAAGCAGGGTTAATTAACTCTATTTTTTACACATACAAAGTTGATGATTCTACTATTCAAACTAGTACTATTTCTGGACAAGTTGTACAACGATCAATACAAAAGCGTCTCGACGACAATGTAAACACCAATGACTTTGGTGTTGTCATTACTTCTAATATACAACCTGATGTGGATGCTACAAACAGTTTGCAACATACCATAAATGAATTGTATAGAAACAGCACAAAGGCCAGCGATGTTGATAATTATGGTCAATCAACACATGATGCGGTAGCTAGACGTGTAGTGTTAACTATCCCTCCTGGTATTTACAATACTAATCGCACACTTTATATTCCTAGTTATACTACTATTGTCGGTGCTGGTTCAGATAAAACAATTATCAAATATAACCCTACAGTCACTTTCACTGGCCTAACTACACAAGACAATTATCCTATTATTACATTCTTTGATGTAACAAATGTTACTACAAATTTGGCAGGATCATCAGCTATAGGTAATGCGTATATACCAGGAGGCAATGCTGTAGCAACTAGCATATCATTGGCTAACAGTTATATTTCTGGAATAACATTACATGTTGGTGCTTTGGATTTAGGAACCATTGAACCAGGACAAATTTTGTTTGGACCTGGAATATTTCCCAATACATATATTGTACAAAATATTGATGGATTAGGTTCTGGAAGTACATGGCAAATTGCCTGTCCCACCCATACCTACAACACTCCGACAGCAAGTGGAACTATTATAGGTACTGGTATAATTTTATCATCTACATTTACTGGATCTATTGTAGCTGGTATTTCTAATGGTTTACTAACTGTATCTGCAACAATTTCTGGATCAGTTGTAGCAGGACAACTGTTGTCGGGAACTGGTGTGCCTGCAAACACTTACATTTTAGCTTCAATTACATCTAATACATTTTTAGTTAGTACAAATCAAGCCGTGGCATCAACTGTTATTACCGGAACAGGCGCCATTTCGTTAACAAACACAGGAACAAGTCCAATAGGTGCTGGAACAGGAATATCTTTAGAATTGGCATTAACTGGTGCAGCTATACAAACTGTAACAGATATATCAACATTTGGATTCAATACAACCAATAACGATCCTGCGGCTCAAGGAGCGTTAAATCAAGAAGGTGTGCCTACATCGTCCAACCATGCTAGACATATTCACTTAAAAGGTTTAACAATTCAAGTTACTACTGGCGATAACACCGCGTTGGAATTGAATTCAACTAGTGATAGTTTGTTTGAAGATATCAAATTAATCGGTGGGCCTAGTTATCCTGTATTCAATACTGTATCTACAGGTATTGCATTAAATTCCAAAAATGCTGTGCTAACACAAAATAACATATTCAGAGATGTTATCCTTAACAACTTTACATTTGGTGTATACTCTTCAGGAGCTTCAAATAGCAATGTGTTTGAAAATCCATACGTCGACGGTGTTTACATGGGGTTTGTGTTAGGTTATAATTATACTTCGCAATTTAATCACACTAGTGATCAATTAACTGTAGGATCAGATAACAAAAATCAAATTATTAATGGAAATTTTAATAATGTTAGAAGACAAGCTGTGTTGATTGGTACTGGCACTGGTAATACTGTAGCTAATACTAAATTATATAATGTAGGTAATGATGGAGGCACAAATTCGTTGTACCCACAAATTTATTGTTTTACCAATAATAATTCTGTAACCAACGTTTATTCTGATAGAACAGCTGCATCATTCGATTCAACTAACTTAACATCTTTTCCATATATTCCAGAAGTTGGAGGAAACGTTACATATAAAACTATTGGGTTTGAACAAATTTCAGGATTGGTATGTACAACAAGCCCATCAAACATTGGTCCTCAATTTGTTTTTAGACTACCAGTATGCACAGATGAATTAGGTGAAACAATTGGTAATGCAGTATACAATATCGACTATACTTATAATAGTACCGTAGGATCGTATGTACGTAAAGGTACAATTACAATTTCTGCTACATTTTCACCAGGCTCACCATTTAGTGTAAACCATCCAATTCAACTAAGTGATGGATATAATTTTGCTGGTAGCGATGGAACACTTGGTGATGGCTCGCAAACATCTGTGGCGTTAGATTTCTCTGCTCAATACTTAGATGCAAGCGGCAGCTCGTATTCAGATAGTAGTGTGGGTCTGCCTACTTCAATTGGAATATTTTACACAAATAAATTACCTAACGAAAGAGGACAATTGAGTTATTCATACACAGCTTCTTTCTCACAACCAAACTGATAGACAATTTCTTAAAATACGCATATAATTTCAATTGCGATGAAGATATTGTCTCTCGGTTTGAAAAATCCTAGCAAAAACCCCCTTAAACCTTTGACTGCGAATAAGTTTTGTCGGTCATTTTGCTGCCACTAAATACTTCCTAAAACGATATAATATATTACACCCAATAACAATTTAAAGAAAGAGCGATGACCAAGATCACAGTAATTAAAAGAAGCGGAAACAGAGAGCCACTAGCCGTAGAAAAGTGGCAAGCACAAATTGCCAAAGTGTGTAAAGGTATAGCAGATGTTAGTCAATCAATGATCGAAATCAAAAGTCAACCGCACTTTTACGATGGCATTACAACCAGTGAAATTGACAACATCACATTACGTGCTGTAGTAGACTTAATTGATGTAGAATCTAATCCAGACGTTGGACACACTAACTATCAATATGTAGCAGGCAAACAGAGACTTTCAATGCTACGTAAAGACGTGTATGGAGATTACGAAGTTCCACACCTTTACACTATCATTAAGAAAAATGTTGAAGTCGGTTTGTACACTCCAGAACTACTTGAATGGTACACAGAAGATGACTGGAACCGTATGAATGACATGCTGGATCACGAAAAAGATGAACAGTATGGATATGCAGCCATCGAGCAGTTGATAGAAAAATATTTGGTACGCAATCGTGCAACAAAGGAAATTTATGAAACTCCACAGATTAGATATATTGTGGCAGCAGCTACAGTCTTCCATCGGGAAGAACCCAACAGCGCAAGGATGCGTTACATTAAAGAATACTATCAAGCGGCATCCGATGGTTTGTTTACTCTTGCTACACCTGTCTTGGCTGGGCTTGGCACTCCGACTAAACAGTTTTCTAGTTGTGTGCTTATCCGCAGTGACGACGATTTGGATAGCATATTTGCTAGTGGGGAGATGATGGCCAAGTATGCCAGTAAACGTGCTGGCATCGGTTTAGAAATTGGTCGCTTACGTCCACTAGGATCACCAATTCGCGGTGGCGAAATCATGCATACTGGTATGATACCATTCTTAAAAAAGTGGTTCGGAGATTTGCGCAGTTGTAGTCAAGGAGGTATTCGTAATGCAAGTGCTACTGTATTTTATCCCATTTGGCATCATCAGTTTGATGACCTTATTGTTCTTAAGAACAACCAAGGTACAGAGGAAACTCGAGTCAGACACATGGACTATGGAGTTGTCCTTAGCAAATTCTTTTGGAGACGATTCAAGAACAAAGAAAATATCACGTTCTTTGATCCGAATGAAGTACCCGACTTATATGAAGCCTTTTATCGTAACACAGAGAAATTTGAAGAACTGTATGTAGCCTACGAAAATCGTACAGACTTACGTAAGAAAGTTATGAGCGCAGAAGAAGTATTCAAGTCAGGCATACTTAAAGAGCGTACAGACACTGGTCGTATCTATCTAGTGTTTATCGACAACGTACAGAATCAAGGTCCGTTTGATCCTGAGTATCATACCATCTATCAGTCAAATTTATGTTGCGAGATCCTTTTGCCTACAAAAAGTTTCAAACGTCTGGATGACGCTGAAGGTCGCATAGCGTTATGTACACTGGGATCCATCAACTGGGGAGCCTTCCGTAATCCAGAAGACATGCGTCGTGCTTGCCGTATTCTACAGCGTAGCCTATGTAACATTCTTGATTACCAAGACTTCCTATCAATCCAGAGCAAGTTATCCAACGATGAAATACAGCCCCTGGGCATTGGTGTTACTAACCTAGCCTACTGGCATGCCAAACGTGGATTGAAGTATGGAGAAAAGGATGCACTACAAGATGTTAAATCTTGGATGGAGCATCAAGCCTATTACTTGACAGAAGCTACTGTTGAGTTGGCCAAAGAACGCGGGGCGTGCTTACATAGTAGTCAGACACGCTACGGCCAGGGGATCTTCCCCTGGGAACTACGAGCTGAAGGTGCTAATGAACTAGCAGACTTCACACCTGAACTTGACTGGGAAACCTTACGTACTAATATGAAACAGTATGGAGTTCGCAATGCAACCTTAATGGCCATTGCCCCAGTCGAAAGCAGTAGTGTTGTTATAAACAGCACTAATGGAATTGAGTTGCCCATGAGTTTGATCAGTACTAAGGAAAGCAAAGCAGGATCATTTACACAAGTGGTTCCTGAATATCATAAACTTAAAAACAAGTACCAACTTATGTGGGAACAGAAAGACTGTGATGGTTACCTAAAGACAGCGGCAGTGCTTGCGGCCTATGTGGACCAGGCTATTTCTGTGAATACTTTTTATAACCCCAAACATTTTGCGGATCGTAAAGTTCCAACTACATTGATTGCCAAGAACTTGATGCAAGCACACATGTGGGGGATCAAGACCTTCTATTATAGCCTTGTAAATAAAGCAGGTAGTAAGGCAGATGATGAGATTGCTCCAGATATGCCACTTGAACACATTAATTTTGACGACGAAGAGGGATGCGAAAGTTGCAAATTGTAGAATGGAAAGAACTAAAGGAAGCAATATGAATTTATCTGATACAGTTGAAATAAATTACAAAGTAACTTGTGTGTATGATGATATGACTGTTATTATGGAAAACGGAAAAGAAATATCTTGCACTTATCAAGATAACAGAATTAAAATTGACTACTACAGTCCAACTTTTTACCCAGGAACAAAATAAATGTCAAAAGCACAATATAACCTACAGACAAAGACAGACTATTTGAATCGCAAGATGTTTCTGGATCCAGCAGGTCCAGTCACAATACAGAGATTTGAGGAGACTAAATATCGTAAGATTGCAGACTTTGAAGCGACAGCCCGAGGCTTCTTCTGGCAACCCGAAGAGATTAGTCTTAGTAAAGACGCTAATGATTTTAAGGATGCGAGCGATGCGATTAAACATATTTTCACCAGCAATTTATTACGTCAAACAGCACTTGATAGTCTTCAAGGTCGTGGACCAACGCAGGTATTTACTCCAGTGTGTTCCTTACCAGAAGTCGAAGCTCTTATGTACAACTGGGGTTTCTTTGAAACAAACATCCACAGCAAGAGCTACAGTCACATAATCCGTAACATCTATAATGTGCCCAAAGATGTGTTCAACACTATCCATGATACAGAAGAGATTGTAAGCATGGCATCCAGTGTAGGCAACTACTACGATGCCCTTCATGTTATCAACTGTCGCAAGGAAGCCGGAGAAAAAATCAATGAACAAACACATATTAAAGCCATTTGGTTGGCTCTTAATGCTAGTTACGCCCTCGAAGCCTTCCGCTTCATGGTATCATTTGCAACTTCTCTCGCTATGGTAGAAAACAAGATTTTTATTGGTAATGGCAACATTATCAGTTTGATTCTACAGGACGAATTGCTACACAAAGGTTGGACAGCCTATTTGATCAATCAAGTGGTCAAAGAAGATTCAAGATTTGCTGAAGCTAAACTGGAATGTGAAGCTGAAGTTTATAACTTATACCTGGACGTTATACGTGAAGAAAAAGAATGGTCAGACTACTTGTTCAAGAAAGGTCCAGTAATTGGTTTGAACTCTAACATTCTTAAAGACTTTGTGGACTACACCGCAGTTTCTGCACTTAAAGATATTGGTATTAAGTACCAACAAGCCGCACCTCGTAGCACACCTATTCCGTGGTTCAACAAACATGTTGATACTAGTAAAAAACAAACAGCACTACAAGAAAGTGAATCAACAAATTACGTTATTGGCATAATGAGTGAAGGTATTGACTACGATGCCTTACCTGCGTTATAATAGTAAAAAGGAAAGAATATGAAAGCAGTGGTATGGAGCAAAAATGCCTGTCCATTTTGTGTACAGGCCAAAGCCTTATTAGAAATGAAAGGCATTGAATTCGAAGAAAGAAATGTTCAAGAAGATTGGACCAAAGAACAGCTATTAGAAGCAGTACCAACAGCCAGAACTTTGCCGCAGATATTTTTAGACGATAATTATATAGGCGGGTTCACTGAACTCAAGAAACATTTTGAAAAGGTATAACATGTTAATTAATAAAGGTATCGCCGAGGGCGAAGTAGTTACAATCAAAACAACAGCTGGTGAAGAAATTGTAGCCAAATTAGTCGAAGACGGTGTATTAGGTGTTCGAGTTAAGAAACCATTATGTTTGACAGCAACCAAAGATGGCATTGGTCTAGTACCATTTTTGTTTACCACAGATCCGGATGCAGAAGTTACTATAAATAGAAGTACAGTAATGGTTCTAGCACCTACTATCAAAGATGCCGCAGATCGTTACACTGAACAAACAACAGGGATCAAACTAGCATAATGCCAGCCGTAGCAAGACAAGGCGATCCAACAACCACTGGACATGGTTGTGATGCAACTACGACTATAACTGGTCCGACAGGTGCCGGATCCAAAGTATTTGCCAATGGCATTCCTATTGAGTGCATTGGCAATCCCACGTCTCCCCATACTATTAAAAGTGGCAAGGTATGCGTACCCCATAGTGCGGCAATAAATGCCGGATCGGGAAATGTGTTTGTAGGCGGTATTGGAGTAGCCAGAGTAGGCGATAGTACAGACGGCGGTGCTATCACAGCCGGCAGTCCAAATGTTTTTGCCGATTAACTAGACATTTATTTTTAACCCCTGTACACTAGGTATAAGTACTTGGTACTTGCCTAAAGGAGAATTAAATGGCTACAAACAAATACGCAGAATTCACTGCAATCATCGAAGCAATGGAATCAGACTTCGAAAAATTCTATGACAAAGAAGTAGGTGCCGCTGGTACTCGTGTTCGTAAACATTGTCAAGATTTGGCTAAATTGTGTAAAGAAACACGCAACGACGTTACAGCAGTTAAAAATGCTCGTAAAGAAGCCAAATAAGTCAACTAAATATTAGTCTAAGGCGTTATATTAGTATACGCTAAGGAGTATATTATGAAAAAGATAGTTTTTGCTTTATCATTGTTAGCATTAGTTGGATCGGCAACAGCTCAAGCACACGAAGGATTTAGATATCGTGGCGGTTGTTGCTATCACGGTGGCGGATATGGTATGGGTTGGGTCGCTCCAGCTGTAATTGGTGGAGTGATTGGTTATGAAATCGCCCAACCTCGTACAGTAGTTGTTGAACAACCTCCAATTGTTTATACACAAC